CTTCCACGACCGACTTTCTCTGGGTGTAATGTCAGCCCGGTAGACGGCCGCCCTTGGAAGGCGGAGGCCGCAGGTTCAAATCCTGCCACCCAGACCAATTCAAACTCTTGGCGTAATACGACACCCTCGTCGTATTGAACCCCCTGCCTGGGGGTGCGGCGCAGATGGTGAGGCGCGGCGGACTGTAAACCCGTTGACCAAGAGTCGAGAAGGTTCAAATCCTTCCACCCCCACCACCATCAACCCCCGACGATTTTCCGAGGTAGCACAGCGGTAGTGCAGTTGGCTGTTAACCAATTGGTCGCTGGTTCGATCCCCCCTCGGAGCCAGACGTATCTCGCTCGTCCAATGGCAGGACGTCGGTCTCCAAAACCGAAGATGGGGGTTCGAGTCCCTCGCGGGGTGCCAAGCCCTTGTAGCTCAGTTGGCAGAGCAGCCGCCTTGTAAGCGGAAGGTCGTGGGTTCAATTCCTACCAGGGGCACCAGACGCGGAGCCTGGCGTGCAGGGCACAAACGGGGTTTGAACCCCCGGCCACTTGGCGACAGGTGAGGGTTCGATTCCTTCAGGCTCCGCCAAACCACCAGCCACAATTCCCGCAAAGCCACCAACGAAAGCATAGAGGTTGATATGGCAGCGAGAATGCGCAAGACACATCAAGAGGATGTGCGAAAGAAAATCCAGGTCAGCCTGCTGATCAATCGACTCACCGATTGCGCCATGGGCAAGACCGACCTAAGCACGCAGCAGGTCCAGGCGATCAAGGTCCTCATGGACAAGAGCCTGCCCAACCTGTCCGACGTGAAGATCGAGACCGGCTCACAGGGCATCACGTTCAACCTGAACACAGGCGTCAAGCCTAAGGCTGAATGAGCGAGGCGGTAGCAAATGCAGAAGAGGCGGTCACCTACTATCCGCCTGGCCCTGTCGCTTCCGAATTTCATCAGGACTCCAGCTTCGTTCGAGGTCTCATGGGGCCTGTTGGTAGCGGCAAGTCATCTGCCTGCTGCTCTGAAATCGTCATGCGTGCTCTTGCCCAGCGACCCTGGCTTGACGGTGTACGTCGGTCCAGATGGGCAGTCATACGAAACACGTACCCCGAACTGAAGTCCACGACCATCAAGACGTGGCAGACCTGGTTCCCGCAGAACGTGGCGCCCATCCGCTGGGACACGCCCATCACCAGCTTCATGCGCATCGACGACATCGGCGACGGCACTTCGATGGAGCTCGAGGTCATCTTCCTGGCGCTCGACTCCGAGCTCGACACCGGCAAGCTGCGATCCCTTGAGTTGAGCGGAGCCTGGATCAACGAGGGCTCAGAGATTCCCAAGGCGGTCTTCGACATGTGTACCCAGCGTGTCGGCCGCTACCCCTCCAAACTCAAGGGCGGTCCCTCCTGGTGCGGCGTCATCATCGACACCAACCCGCCAGACGACGACCACTGGTACTACCAGATCGCCGAGGTCGATACACCCAAGGGCTGGCAGTTCTTCCGCCAACCAGGTGGCCTGTACTTCGATCACGGCGAAGAGGACTACAAGCCCAACCCCGACGCCGAGAACGTGGACAACCTGCCCAACGGGCACGGCTACTACCTCCAGCAGCTCGGCGGCAAACAAGACACCTGGATCAACGTCTTCCTGCTGGGCAACTACGGCACGACCTCAGACGGCAAGCCTGTCTTCCCCGAATGGAACGACCGGATTCACGTCAGCGATAAAGAGCTCGAGCCGGTGCGTGGCCTGCCCATCATCTTGGGCTGGGACTTCGGGCTTACCCCGGCGTGCATCATCGCCCAGCAGATGCCCAACGGCAGGCTGCACATCCTCGAAGAGATCATCAGCGAGGACATGGGTATCCGGGAGTTCGCCTCAGACGTGGTGCGCCCGATCCTCACCAACCGCTACAACGGCTTTGCCCGGTTCAGCGACGGCGACCCCGCTGGTGCGATCCGCGCCCAGACAGACACTCGCACTTGCTTCATGGAATTGAACGAGTGCGGCATACCCACCGAACCCGCCGATACCAACGACTGGATACCCCGGCGAGAATCGGTGGCGTACTTCCTCACGCGGATGATCGACGGAGGACCAGCTCTGCTGCTGGACCCGAGATGCACGACTCTGCGCAAAGGATTCAATGGTCGCTACCGGTATGAGCGGATGAAGACATCCGGCTCGGCACGATACAGGGACCGCCCCGTGAAGGATGCTTTCTCGCACCCTCACGACGCTCTTCAGTATTTGTGCATGCGGGTGCGCAACGGCCTTCGTCCCATCCGGGCACGCCAGGTCGTCAACGCATCCAATAGGGGCTGGACATGAAAATGGGACTTGCCATGGTGGCGGCTGAGCCACCCGTCGAGGTTGAAGTTCTCGTCGACGAAAAGAATCAACTGATCGACACGATCGGCACCGAGCTTGCGGCGCACGTCAACGAGGCGTGGAACCGAGCCAAGTTCGCCAAGACAGAGATCACCGAGCGTCTGCTTCAGTGCGAGCGTCAGCGTCGCGGCGTCTACGACCCGGACAAGGCGATGGACATCGCCAGGACCGGCGGCTCAGACATCTACATGCGCATCACCGACGTCAAGTCCAGGGCTGCTTCCAACTGGATCAACGACGTGATGATCAGCGGCGGGCGTCGCGCCTTCCAGCTCGATCCGGCCAAGGAGCCCGAGCTGCCGCCCGAGATCGCTGCTGGCGTCGTCGACCTGGTGCGCCTGGAGATGGAGGCGTTCGTGCAGGCCGGTGGCCAGGTTCACCCTGAAGCCTTCCGTGTTCGCATGGAGCAGGTCCAGGACGAGATCATGGACAAGATGCGGGAGGAGGCAAAGCTCAAAGCCTTCCGCATGGAGAACAAGATCGAGGACCAGCTCAACCAGGGTCAATTCAACACAGCGTTCCGCGAGTTCGTGGACGACTTCGTGACCTACCCCACCGCGATCCTCAAGGGTCCGGTGATCCGCCGCAAGAAGGTGATGAAGTGGGGTCCTGGCTTCAAGCCGGTGATCATGACCGACTTCGTGCGCAAGGTTGAGCGCGTCTCCCCGCACGACGCCTTCCCCTCACCCAACTCAAGCACGATCCACGACGGCTACTTCATCGAGCGCCACCGCCTCACCCGCGCAGCACTCGACTCCATGAAGGGCACGCCTGGCTACAGCAACGACGACATCGACCAGGTGCTCGAGCGATTCGGCGACTCAGGCTTTCGCCAGTGGCTCATGGGCGACCAGGAGCGCGACCGCCTCGAGGGCAAGCCGCACGCCCGCCTGTACACCAAGGACGTGATCGAAGCCGTCGAGTACTGGGGCAGCGTCAGCGGCAAGATGCTCATGGACTGGGGCTACAAGGGCAAGAAGCTCGAGCGGTACAAGGAGTACGAGGCCAACGTCTGGGTCATCGGCCCATTCGTGATCAAGGCCATCCTCAACCCCGATCCACTCGGCGCTCGCCCCTACGAGATCGCCCAGTGGGTTCCAATCCCTGGCAGCTTCTGGGGCACCGCACTGCCCGAGCAGATGCGCGACACGCAGACCCTGTGCAACGCCGCAGCCCGCAGCTTGGCGAACAACATGGGTATCGCTTCAGGCCCGCAGGCCGAGATCAGTGTGGACCGTCTGCCCGACGGCGAGGACGTGACCTCGATGTACCCCTGGAAGATCTGGCAGACCACGTCTGACCGGACTGGTGGCGGTCAGCCAGCCGTCAGGTTCTTCCAGCCGAACATGAACGCTGAAGCCCTGATGAACGTGTACCAGTACTTCAGCCGTCAGGCCGATGAAGTCACCGGCATCCCGAACTACGTCTACGGCAACACCTCTGGCGGCGGCGTCGGTCGCACGGCGTCTGGCCTGAGCATGTTGATGGACAACGCAGCCAAGGGCATCAAGGCGGCGATCGCCTCCATCGACAACGTGGTGTCCGCGTTGGTCGACAGGCTCTACGTCCACAACATGGTTTACGACTCGGACATGTCCTGCAAGGGTGACTTCAAAGTCATCGCCAAGGGTGCGATGGGCCTGGTTGCCAAGGAGCAGCTCCAGATTCGCCGCAACGAGTTCCTGCAAGCGACCGCCAACCCGGTCGACCTCCAGATCATCGGCCCGACTGGGCGTGCCTACCTCCTGCGCGAGGTTGCCAAGACGCTCCAGATGGACACCGACAAGCTCGTTCCCACGACCGAGCAGCTCGAGTTCCGCCAGGAGCAGCAGATGGCCGAGCAGATGATGCAGCAGGCTCAGGCCATGGGTGGCCAGGGCCAGGCGCCGCAAGCACCGGTCACACTTGACGCAGCCGGTAATCCCGCCGGGGGCGCAGAAGCCAACCTAATGCAATGAGGTTCACATGAAGCAAGCCAAAGAGATGATGAGCAAGGTCGCCACCAAGAAGGTCAAAGAGCACGAGGCCAAGATGCACGGCAAGAAAGCCGCTCCGGTCAAGCTCAAGGACGGTGGCATGGTCAAGAAGTACAAAGACGGCGGCATGGTGCGTGGCGCCAAGAAGTGCTGAGGCGAGCCATGTCCAAGCACATCAAAGAACAAGGCCCTAAGCCCTGCCCCGCTCCCAACCTGCCGTGCGGCACGCTCGGTCCTGGGGTTCGTAGCCCTCAGGACTACGGTAAGAAAAAGTCCTAATGCTGCTGAAACCACCAGCTAGAGTTGTCGCAGCGCTGTCCTCCTTGGAGGGCAACAACGATTTCGAGGAGATCTGCAAGTGGCTCGATGAGTCTCTTTCTGATCTCCGAAAGCAGAACGATCTCACCAGGGATGAAGTTCAGACCAGGTGGCATCAAGGGGCATCCCAAGTGCTCGATGAGCTTCTCGAGAAGAAGCGATCGGCCAGGGACACGCTCTACAAGATGAAGTAATTCGCCCCGTCGGGGCAAACCGCAGGACCTACGGCGGATAGCGTGGGCACCGAGAACACCGAATCGACCGTAAGGGAAAACCCTAAGTGGCTCCCAGCAGGAAGTGAAGGCTCAAGGAGTTTGAATTGAACCTACCACGCGCCGTCATTGAGGCGGAAAGAAAGGCAGAAGAAGCTCTTCAACGACTGCAACAGGCTCGCCAGCCGCAGCAGACACAACCAGAAGGTGTAACTCCTCCTGGTGACCCGACGCCTCCCAGCACGGAGTCTTCGGGCGGTATTTCGGCACCACCGGAAGCTCATGCTCCGGCACCCCAGAACACCCCTCCGGCCGAGGGAGATGACAAGTGGGAGGCCCGGTTCAAGACTCTGAGTGGCAAGTACAACGCCGAGGTCCCGCGACTGCATGCCGCGATCAAAGAGCGTGATGGCAAGTTGAATAGCCTGACCGAAGAAGTGGAGGCGTTGAAGGCGAAGCTGACTACTCCCCAAGAGAAGTTGGTCAAGCCTGAAGAGGTGAGCGAGTTCGGTGAACCACTGGTCGACCTTATCCGCCGCGCAGCTCGTGAAGAGGTGCAGGTCAAGGACGGCGAGATATCAGAACTCCGCAGGAAGCTCGAGCAGTTGAGCGGTACCGCGACGGCAAACGTCGAGGTCAGCTTCTACGATCGTCTCGGCATGGCAGTCCCCGACTGGCGTGTCATCAACGACGACCCCGAGTTCCACACCTGGCTAGGTGAAGTCGATGACCTCACCGGCATGCAACGCCAAGACATTCTGTCGCAGGCTGAGGAGAAGCGCGATGCAGATCGTGTTGCCAGATTCTTCAGTGCGTTCAAGAGGGTTCAGCAAGATAAGTCGGCAGCAAGCTCGACTTCGTTGGAGTCCCAGGTAGCCCCCGAGGCTACTCGCACGCCAGAAGCGCCGAAAGGCAAGAAGCTCTGGGCTCGTGCCGAGATCGCCGCGTTCTACGCAGCTGATCGCCGTGGGCAGTACACCGAAGAACAAGCTGCTGCCATTGATGCAGAAATCCAGGCTGCGATCCGCGAACAACGAGTGCGGTAAGCGGCCACCAAGTTTTAAGGTGACATCATGTCTCTCGCAGTAAACGGTAACTACTACGGCGCCGGTAGCGGCACTGACGCATACGCTGGTGCCAATGGCTTCATCCCCGAAGTCTGGTCCGGCAAGCTCCAGGTCAAGTTCTACAAGAGCACCGTCCTGGGCGAAATCACCAACAACGATTGGGAAGGCGAAATCAAGGGCCAAGGCGACAAGGTCTTCATCCGCACCATCCCAACGATCAACATCAGCAACTACCAGAAGGGTATGAACCTGACTTCCCAGGTTCCTAACAGCACTCCTCTGGAGCTGAGCATCGACAAGGGCAAGTACTTCCAGGTCGTCCTGGACGACGTGGACGAAGTCCAGGCCGACATCAAGCTGATGGACATCTTCACCAACGACGCAAGTCAGCAGATGAAGATCGCCATCGACGGCGACGTTCTGGGCTCTGTGTACGCAGACGCCGCTGCCGCCAACAAGGGCGCCACCGCTGGCGCGATCTCTGGCGACATCAACTTGGGTGCCGCTGGCGCTCCTCGCGCCCTGACCAAGGCCAACATCCTGGACATGATCCTGGACATGGGCCAGGTCCTGGACGAGCAGAACACGCCTGAAGACGGTCGCTGGATGGTGATCCCCGCCTGGATGGCTTCGATGATCAAGAACTCTGATCTGAAGCAAGCCTACCTGACCGGTGACTCCGTCACGCCTCTGCGTAACGGCAAGATCGGCATGATCGACCGCTTCACCGTCTACATCAGCAACAACCTGTCCAAGGTCACCGACCTGGGTAGCGATGGTGCTTCTGGCGGCACTGGCGGCGCTGCTGACAAGTCGGCCTGGAACATCATGGCCGGTACCCGCGATGCCATCTCGTTCGCTTCGCAGATCACCAACGTGGAAACCCTGCGCTCGCAGTCCACGTTCGGCAACATCATGCGCGGCCTGAACGTGTACGGCTACAAGGTGACCAAGCCTGAAGCCTTGGTCCACGGCTACGTGTCCAAGTAATCCACGTTAACCCGTGAGGGGGAGGGGGTAACTCCCCTCCCCTTTTTTATTTTTTGGCGCCATGAAAAAACTTCTCAAGCAAAAGACAACCGGCCACATCTACGTGTGGACGGAAAACCTGGCCTCCCGTGACGACATGGAGGTCTACGACCCCACCCCAGTCCAGGCTTCCGAGCTAGAAAACACCAGTGAGAATCCTGTCAACACCAGCGCGGATGAGCCGGAAACAGACCTCGAGGTCGCCAAGGCAGTGTTTCGCAGACAGGTCACCAAGCTGGGACGTAAGCCCAGCTCACGAACATCAGGTGCTCCATGATCGTCTCCGACATCCTTGGCCGCGTACGACCGGTACTCAACGACAGTGATGCAGCCGCATATCGCTGGTCGAACTCTGACCTGATCAGCTACATCAACGATGCCTGCCGCCTGGTCCTGATCAAGCGACCTGACGCCAACACCATCCTGTCCCCACTGACCCTGGTGGCTGGCGCACTTCAAACGATTCCCGACTCCGCCTACCGCCTGATCGACATCGTCTGCAACCTCGGCGTGGATGACGCCCAGGGCCGTGCGATCACCTTGGTGGACAACACCGTCCTCGATGCCTTCAGCCCCAACTGGCGAGCTGGAGCCAAGTCATCCACGATCAAGCACTACATCTTCGATCCAAGAACCGCACGGCGATTCGAGGTCTACCCGCCCGCCAACACTGGCGCAAGGATCCAGGCAAAGGTCTCTGCCGTCATTGGCAACGTGTCCCAGACCAGCGACACGATCGGCCTGCGTGATGAGTACATGGAGCACCTGGTCGTGTTCGTGCTCTACAAGTCCTACGCTCGAGACACGGAGTTCGCAGGCAACGCAGAGCTCGCAGCCAGTTACCTGGCGCTCTTCAACGGAATGCTCGGCGACAAGACCATGGCGGACAACGCGTTCGCTCCGGCGATGAACCGGCCTGGCGACCAGCCTAGCGCACCGGCCCAGCAGATTGGAGGCGTCTGATGGCGTCCTATGAAGACTTCTTCCCGTACGTCATGCCAGAGGTGATCGGCGCTCCTGAGCCGCTGGTCGTCCAGGCGATTCGCAATACCTGCATCGAGTTCTGCGAGAAGAGCTTAATCCTCACCCGCGATCACGATCCGGTGACGATCAGTCAGAACATCGTCGACTACGACCTCGAGCCACCGACTGGTTACCTGGTCGTCAAGGTGCAGAAGGCGTGGCTCGACAACCGCGAGATCACCCCGCTGGCTCCTGACTTCGTGAACGACCCCGCCGTCTACAACCGGCTCTTCAGTTCATACCAGGCTCGCGGCAGCACGCCCACGGCGTACCTCCAGAAGGACGCTCGCACGATCTCTGTGTGGCCCCTGCCAGATCGACAGTACCGCAATGGTCTGACGATGCGCATTGCGCTCAAGCCCACCAGGGCCTCGACCACTATCGAGGACGAGGTCTTCGAGGACTACGCCGAGGCTATTGGTCAGGGCGCTGCGTATCGCCTTCAGGTGAGCGTTGGCAAGGCGTACACGAACCCAGATATGGCTGTGATCAACAAGGGCTTTTTCGACCAGGCGATCAACGTCGCCAGGCAGCGAGCCTCTCGTGGCCATGTGCGCTCGAGCCTGAGCGTGAAGATGAGGAAGATCTGATGGCCAAAATCAATCTCGTGCAGGGCGACAACCTGCCGTACATCAAGCTGACATTGACCGACCCGTCGACCGGCGCGGCGATCAACTTGTCTGATTCAGAGATTGTTGTTCGCGTGCGCTTTCGCGCATCGGGCAGCAGCACAGTCCTGTCAACGATCACCTGTGAAAAGGTGAGCGGTGGCACTGGCGGTCAGGTCCGATTCAACTTCGGCCCAGGCGTACTCGACGTTGAGCCAGGCCCCTACGAGGGCGAAGTCGAGGTGGATTTCGATGGTCAGCTTCAGACCGTCTATGAGGTCCTCAAGTTCAACGTCCGTTCCCAGTTTGCATAAGGAGTAAACCATGTCCGCAATGTCCGACTTTCTCGAAAACAAGATCATCGACCAGCTCTTCCGTGGCCAGGCCGCGCCCACGACCACCACCCTGCACGTCGGTCTGTTGACCGCAGCGCCCTCTGATTCCGGTGGTGGCACCGAGGTCACTGGCGGCTCTTACGCCCGCGTGGCCGTGACATCGTCGCTGGCCAACTGGGCTGGCACTCAGTCGGCCGGTAGCACCGTTGCCTCGACCGGTTCCGGTGGTCAGACCAGCAACAACGCTGCCATCACGTTCCCTACGCCCTCCGCTAACTGGGGCGCGGTGACTCACTTCGGCATCTACGACGCCGCAACCGCAGGCAACCTGCTGTTCTGGGGTGCGCTCACCATCTCCAAGACGATCAACCAGGCTGACACGGTGACGTTCCCCGCTGCGTCCCTGTCGATCACCTTCGCTTAATCGCTTGGGTCTGCGATGTTGCTGAATGCGTCACAGCTTAACCAGCTCGTCCTGAACGGGCGGTCTGGGACGCTTCAGCAGCTCGCAGGGGCAATCACCGCCACCGCAGCGACTTCTGCCGCCATCTCGAAGACAGCCCGCGCTGCGGGAGTAATCACAGGCGCTGCAAGCCCGGTCGCATCGGCATCTCTCACCAAGAGACTTGCCGTCGCCGGGAACGCTTCTGTCGGCACCGTGGCCAACTTCATTGTTGGCTACAAGATCGCTTCGAGCCAAACAGTCGCAGCAACCGTTGCCGCGAACGTGTCTCTGGGCTTCAAGCTGGGATCTGCCCCGACTGTCACAGCTTCTGTGGCTGGCGCGGCCGCAAAGACCTCCTGGCAGTCTGCCGCCATCTCTGCGTCGGCGAGCGTGTCTGGCGCGGTCGGCAAAACCGCGAATCTTGCTGCGTCCATGTCCGTGGCAGCGGCAGCTTCTGCGGCAGTCAGCAAGACCTCCCGCCAATCCGGTTCGGCCTCCGTTTCCGCAGCGGTGTCGGGTGCAGTCTCGAAGACCAGCACGCAGTCCGCCGGAGCGTCTGTCGTCGCGATAGCGTCTGGAGTCTTCAGAGTCAACTATGTTGTTGCCGCCGCAGCCTCTGTCGTAGCAACGCCTTCCGTCGCGCTCAGCAAGACCAGTAGGCAGTCTGGATCAGCCTCGACGAGCGGTGTCACTGTCGGCTCCGCCGGTCTGTCGAAGGTGCTTGCATTTGTCGGCAGCACAACAGCCACAACCACTGCTAGCTCGAATGTCTCCAAGGTGTCTGCCGCTGCCGCGAGCGCCACCGCATCGACCTCCGGTCTGGCGAGCCTGATTAACCCGCTTGCTGCACTTGGCGTGAACGCTGTTGCGCAAACAGCGGGTTCGGCTCTGATCGTCAAGAACATCGCCTTTGCCGGGAACGCAGTCGCCTCGACATCGTCTTCCGCTGCCGTCACCAAGCTGATGGCGGTTAACGCCGACGCAGTCGCCTCAACATCCAGCGCGGCTGACATCGAGAAGTCGATTGCCGCTGGCGGCTCTGCGACTGTGACTCCAGTCGTGCAGGCTGCTGTCTCGAAGAACATGAGCTTTGCTGGCTCCGCAACGATGACCGTTGCCTCTGCGCCAGCAAGCATTACTAAGTCTCTGGGCATTACAGCCCAAGCAGTCGCCTCCACCGCATCCGCCGCCAGAGTTATCAAGTCAATGTCGATTGCTGCGTTGGCGACAGCGCAGACCTCTGGCGTGGCCTCGGTAACCAAGAGTGTTGCCTTCGTTGGCTCAACCGGCGCAACCACATCTGCGCTGCTCGGAATTCAAAAGCAGATTGCGGCGTCTGTCATCTGCTCAGTGTCTATTCCGGCCGCTGCTGTAGCGGTGTCCAAGAACATTTCTGGCGCGGGGGATAAGGTCTCGACCCTTGTTGGGCAGCTTGCCGTCACGGTCAGCATGTCCGGGATGTCGGGGTCGTTTGCTCTCAGTAGCACGACGCTTCACATCACCAAGAACGCCGACGGCTACTCGCTGGCTACGGTGGTCACGCAGGGGAATCTGCGCCGCCTCTACATCTACAACGGTGTGACGGCAGTTGCTTTTGTCCAAGGCCTGTCTGCTTCCGCAGTCGCTGAACGGATCGACGTGCAGGCCGAAGTGCAGCAGCTCTTGGCGGCTCCTATCGCCGGACTCATTGGCCTGAGCGCCGAAGCTGTGGGCGACTTCTCGCTGTCCTCCGAGGCCAGCGGCCAGATCAGCGTTGTTGCTGAGCTGGAAACGATTGAGATGAAACGGGTAGCGTAATGCCAGTCTTGTACGCAAACAATGCAGCCTCGAGGCTCTCCGCCTCGATCACGAACACCGCCACCAGCTTTTCGGTGACCTCGGGCACTGGCGCATTGTTCCCGGCCATCTCTGGCGGCGACGTGTTCTACGCCACGCTAATGGACTCGGCTGGCAACCTCGAGGTCGTGCGGGTCACCGCTCGAGCCACCGACACATTCACCGTCGTTCGTGGGCAAGACGGCACCACGGGTCGCGCATTCTCCGTAAACGACATCGTTGAGATTCGGATCACGAGGGCGATGCTTAATGACCTGAAGGCCGAGCGACTTGCGCTGACTGGCGGCACGCTGACCGGCACATTAAACGGGGTCACCAGCGGCAGCACCACCACCGCAGCTTTTAATGCGGCAACCACAGGAGGTGGTTTTTCCGCGATGTGGGGCCGCTACGCGCCATTCAGAGCAACGGTAAACCATACGGGAAGTTCGTACGGGCCGGGGTTCTCGATGTACTACGAGTACACAGGCGGATACGCAGGTCAGTACAGCCTCGGGCATTTAACTACCAGTGCCGCGAATCCGGGCAACTTCTGCATTCACCACATCAACAGCGCTGGGGCGTCCTTGGCCCTTTGGCAGTTTGATGGGGCGAACGGAAACTTTATTGCCCAAGGCAACGTCACCGCGTACTCGGATGAACGCCTGAAGAAAGATTGGGCCGCGCTGCCCGCTGATTTTGTCGAGCGCCTAGCCGCCGTCAAGAGCGGCATCTACATTCGCGTCGACACCAACGAGCGCCAGGCAGGCGCGTCAGCCCAGGACTGGCAGAAGCTTCTTCCTGAAGTCGTCAT